TTTGATTTGATAACCATTGAAGGTACAGGTTCTTTAGCGTAATTAACAGCAGCATTTTCTAAATAAACAGCGGCAGCCACAGTCTTTCCAGCTCTGTGTAAAAATCCTTCATCAGGTCCATCAAAACGAATGAGAGATCCAACTCCACTTAGCGGAACGGCCATCCCATCTACTTTGTATCCAGTGATTTCTGTATTTCTAAAATCTGTGTCCACAGTTACGCGATCAGGACTAATGCGAGTCCAAGCGCGAACGCGGCCTCCGTCAGTTGCGGCATACATTTCCAAAACTTGACCATAACCTGCGCCATAAAACCAAATATCCTCAGCGAGCCAGTTATAGATAACAAAACCAGCAACTCTTGGGTCAGGCTGATTGATAACGCGGTGCGGATCTACATATTGTCCAGTAATGCGATTGAAAGTTGTGAGCGGTAATGATCCGATAGTTCCGCAGATAATGTTACGAGCTCTTGCTACTGCTGGAACGCTCATTGCAAGTTGGCGAGTTGTATTAGTTGCGCCACCAAGTATGTTATACACTGAGTCCGAAATTTGTATCGGAGTCAGTGCCGCCGTCACATCAAGCGGTATAGAAGGCCGAGCAGATTCGACCTTTGGAAATAAGAATTCTCTGATGCCCATTAGCGGTTATTATAGGGCATTTACCACCTAAACTGTAATAATGTCAATCTCCGTCTCGGGTCGAGTCGCGTAGTGGGTCGCTAGGGCACTGGCAATGGCTCCACAAATAGTCGCATTGCTGATTTTTCGGCCCATAACCCAACCGCCATCACCATACGGCAATTTAACTGCGGATAGACATTGAGTGGTCAATTCTTGTTGGCCTGAGTGAATGAGACGCTGACTAGATATGGCACCTAAGAATTCATCACAGGCTTGGGCGTAATCCTGACCATCCACTGCTTCAGTATTGATGCCAGCAGGCTTGAGACGCGCAGCCACAGCTGAAGCAGTCCTGGCTGAATAGGCCACTAATTGAACAGGGTATTTGCGCACCCAATCGGCAATATCGTTGGCAATTGATTTGTCATCCAGGTTGATTGAATTACTCCAGGTTTGTAATAACTGGACCTGGAAGCGATCTCCCTCCAGCCGTTGAGCTGCTACTAGGGCGCCAGCCCTGCGGTCAGGTGAGAGATCCACTGCCAGCCAAGTATCAACAGACGGATCCAGTCGCGTCCCATCAATTCGGCACTGCTCCCATAGTGACGGATTGACAACTGGGTTGATTGTATCTACTTGGATACATAAGACCTCTGTGCGCACAATGTCTTCGGGGTCTGACAAAACCGCCTCAATGTTGCGCTGATTGATTGTATAGCCCAGTGACGGATTGGCTTGTGCGACTCCAAACCAAAACTCTGGGCTGTTATCAAATTTAATGCCTGGGTCAGCTGACCATTCAAACCAACCAATATCATCTTTGACACCCATTGTGGCGGCTATTGCGCGATCTCGTAATTTGTTTAGGATGATTGATGATTTGTCACCCATATTTGAATAAATCCAGGCTTGAGGATTGGGTGAGGCCATTTGGGTATATCTCAGAGCAGACCACACCTCCTCCTCTCGATATTCTCTTGCTTCGTCCAAATGAATTGTTGAGGGTGCCGCAATTCCGCGACCTGCCGAGTTATTGGCTCGAACTATGTATCGCCTACCCTCAGTGAACTTCAACTCCTGAAATCCCTTACTTTCTAATTTCTTCACAAATTGCATTTCCAATTCAGGAGTCTGCTCAATAATCTCATTGACTTTGTAAAATATTTCTGACGAGGTAGTGAGTTTGTGGGCTGTGTGAACTTGTAATTTCTCACCTAATCCATAGATTCTCCACAAGATTTGCAGTGCCATATATGTGCTCTTGCCGTTTTGACGAGCCACAATCAATCCCACAATGGGGTGCTTCCAAGTCCCATCGGGATTGACTTTCAAGCTGTGATGAGCCAGCCATTGCTGCCAGGGTAACAAGGGGTGCCCTATGCGATCGCAGAACTCAATAAATTCATTGCCTCGAGAGGGTAAATCATTGAGTGGAGTGTGGATTCGCGGTTCTGTCACACCTCCTAAATTCGAATAATCCCGAACTCGGACTAACTCGGTTGATTGGTCCAGGTTATCCACAATTACTCCTCATAATGAACAATCTTTCCATTTTCGGGAAAATCGAGAACAAGGGGGGTCGGTGGTGTTCTCGGGGCAGCAAAAAAACCAGGGGTGGTCCTAGAATGGCCATTTAAGGGCCCTAGACGGCCTCCCTTTGAGTAATTACAGGTGCGACATAGGGTTTGCAGATTTTCAAAGTGATCGTCTCCACCGAGGCTTCGCGGCACAATGTGATCCACAGTGTCACCATATTGTCCACAATACTGGCAAGTATGGTCATCCCTTTTGAGTATGCGCTCTCGTATCTTGCGCCACTTAGTTGTGCTTCCACCTTTCTTCAGACTACTCAATGCCAACCCTTGCGCTCGAAGTGATTAAGTGCAGTGCAGCTATCGCCATACCTAGCATTTATGTATTTAATATGCGCTCTAATTTGCTGCTTCGGTGTGAGCTCTTTGTACCAGGTGGATCTCATTTGCCCCAGCCCATAATGAGAACCATTCACTGCTCTTGGATTCCACCTAGACTCATAGTGGATTAACCAATTAAAACACTGAAAGTCTTGCCAAGACATAAGGTTGTATGCATACAGCTTTAGATTCATATCTGCTTTTGATGGGCTTGTATTTATTATTGATATGAACGCCGCTGCTAAGGTCAGAGTCATCAGACGAAAGACAACAGGCCGCCCTAACACTCGGCCGACGGGCTGCCTTCGGGCCCCGCCTTCGGTTCGAAGTGTAATCACCTTGTCAAGCCCCATATCTACCTAACTCTACCCAAATCGGACATTTGTAACGCTGTGATATTGGTCTCACCTAATGCCCATAACGCAGTTCTCCAGCGCATATGAACAATGTCCCCACTCGCACCTTGGAACTTCATATTGGCTGGTAAATACATACAGGCCGCTTCACTATCCCATATTTTATTTACCCATCTACCATTTGAACTAAGTGGTACTAAGCAAATGCCGTTGTTGTGTTCTAACCAACGATCTATCCAAGGTGTCACTTTGCTAAATGGCGGATTCATCCAAACATTTCCATACCAAGGCTTTGTAAGTGCGTCGTCTTCCTTTGTATATCTAGACGATGCTGGAACCACTATGAGAGGATGATTGGCACTCGCAACATCTAAATCGAATTCAACCCCTAATCTATCGAATAGCCATTGAGGTGTATAACATTCGTCTTTCGGATATTCGGTCATCCCTCCAACTCCCATATTTTCTTAAATTCTAACTGGCCTGATTGAAACGCGTTTTTCAGCGTTTCCCTCCCTTCAGCAGCAAACTTTGTTGTCAGATATGGATTACTTTCCGTCCCTTCTAACCAAGTAACTATCTCACCATTAGGATCAATTACTACATCATCTTGATAATTGAATTTATCCAATATCGCATCTACTGACGATTCCCTTACTGATTCAACTATCTCACTAGGGATATTGGCTTTAACCCAATCAATGAATTTACGATCCGACTTGATGACCCATTTGAACTTCGGCTTGGTTGTTGTCACATAAGCAATCTGCTCACCTTCGAACTCAGCCTTTACTCGGTCCGCTCCTACTTTGTCCATCTCAGCTTGCAAAGCTTCTCGCAATCTATTCTTAGCCTTATATGCCTCATCAGCAATCAAACTGACTGCCGCTAGCTCCAGGCTCAACTCTTTGATGCCCATCCGTCTCCCTTAAAATGTGTTGGTGTTGCACTGAATAATTTCTTTAATGGACTGCCACAATGACAGACCATTGTCTGATTAGCCGCTTCAATGGATAACCAAATCTCCCACTGATCATCACAGTACGAGCAGTAAAAGTCATAAGTCGGCATCAACAAACCTTTCCAATGTGGCTCCTCCAGTCCAATAACGCTCTTTAATGCGCTCTTGGCCAGCGGCTATCTTGCAAACTCGACATTGTGCGGCCTTCATTTTGTAATTACCGCACTGGTCACATCTTGTAATGTCATCCTCTTTATTGGCCAACCTTTCGGCTGGATCAATAATTCTCATCTCGAAACAGTTTTGACATTCGAGTAACCAAGTCTCCAATGGCATTTCAGCCACATCGCTGGTGTCGTATCGCTTCACCTCTCTATGCGCTGTAACTTTCTTGCAGTTACCGCATTTGAAGGGATGAATATCAGTAATCATTTCTGAAATACCCAGTGCCCATCAGATCCAATTTTCATCCATTTGGCTGGATGACCTGATTTAGGTACTGGACAGACCCAGCCGCGATACTCCTTACCCTCTTTGGTACCTTGCTTGAGAACCATTGGACCGCATCCATTAGCACATAGTGGGATTTCATCAATTACCTCAGCACCTAACTGATTGGCAATTGCACTGACATCCCACACAATTGGCTCAGGATGATTCGGGCGTTGCTCCTGGACGAACTCAGCTAATTCAGGTTTGGTTGTTTGAATTGGCTTCAGTGGGACATTGGCTCCCTTTGGTTTAGCAGGATAGCCAGCCATCATTAATGCGCGACCGAGTGATCCAGTCTCACAAAGCTCAATGCTGTATTGCTTACTCTTTACCTCGCTGGATAACCCAGTTGCAAATGGTTCAGCGTCATTCCAGGTTCGATATAACTCAGTTTTGATAATGAATACATCTGACTGGCTGCTTAATGACTCAGCCAATATGTGTGACTTGTGTCGGTAATCGGGATAATCTTTTTTGAACTTCTCAAAACGATCCCACACACCTTCATAATCTTCAAGCCAATTGCTCATCGTAATACGCTCCCTTATTGTATTTAGTTACTGCATCGGTTAATTGTTCTTTCAATGAATAAAATGTGCCATCAGGCCAATTCTGAACATCATCAGCACAGGGCTGACAATAGAAACGAGTAATGCCAGCGCGTAGCGGTGACTCACTGACTACCCTCCACACAGCTGGTGACATTGCCTTGTAGTGCCAGGTGCCATCCTTTAATTGGCCCCAGCGTCCCTTGCAAATATCACACCACTGGTTGCTATTCGTATTTCGCATCAAACTCAATGTCGCTCCAATCATCTGGTGTGGTAAATCGCAATTGAGAAAAGATAGCGGCGTATCCAATGAGATCGAGATACGAATCCTCCCTCGCTGGAGACTCCACAATGCGGCTGAGTTTGGTCGCGAGAAAGACAATTGATATGTCAGATGGGTCTCGGAGCTGAACACCGAGTAATCTCGCGATTTTGTAAATGCGTAATAGATTGTGCCTCGGGTCACCATAGTCTGTCCCCCTCTCTTGGAGGGTAGAACTAGCTTCTTCAAGCCACTCTGTCGCGCTGCGGTCTGAGTAGTCATCGAACCCCATCTTTAGCCAATCTCGTTGAGCGACCTCTCTTGTAGCCCTCATTAAAGGCTTTAGCTTTGGCTTCGGTTAAATGGCCCCAAATCAACATTGTGCCTAACCAAAAGAAGATAATAATCCAAGTGATTTGCTCGGCTGTGAGGTTATTGCACATCGGCGTTCACCCCAAATCTGTCCAACCAGTAGGCCGAGATTTCATCCCGACTCAACCGACCCCTGACTGATTTACGGCCTAATGACTCCATCGCATAACGGCGTATTAATTGGCCTTTAACATAGTTTTTGCCATCCGACCAGGCACCTGAAGTGCTATCAAATCGAATTAATGGCGGACTTACTATCATTTATTCTCCCTTCTAAACCCTCGTAAATGGATTTAGTGAGATAAATGTATTTAGTTAAATGGATTTAGGCAAATGGATTTTCGGAGTGTCGCAACAAATCATAAGCTGTGTCTATGTGCAGGAAGCCCACTGGTCGGGTAGTGACGCGGCTATTGGCGAAATCAGTCTTATTGGGCAGGGCCTTCATTTGCCATTGTGGGGCGTTCAGAGGGTCTAACTCCCAGCAGTAGATACCGAGAGGGGTAGAACTGATATAAAACGCTCTGAGGGCCTTCAGAGCCCCGATTTCGACCAAGCTATGCCACTTGTGCTGCTCAATCATTAAATCGTCATAGTGGGTACGGCGGCATTTCAATTCAAATATGGCCCGATAATCCATCGAGATAGCATCGAATTTGTCGGTCGGTCTTGAAGGCTCTAGGTCGGAAATCCGATCCTTAAGCCACTCAAATAGTTCGACCTCTCTGAAAATTAGTCTTCGTCCTCATCTTCTTCGAAGGGTTTGACCTCGGGCTGTTTAGGATCCACAATCCAATCAGGATAGGACTCGCGGTCCATTGCAAATGCCAGCGCAGTTCCTTCATCCATCCCAGCTTTACGGCAGGCCAAAAAGACTTCATTGGCGGCAATGGCCCAATAGTCCAACTTTGTCAGTGGGATTTCTTTAGTTGTTCTGCGGCGTTTGGCCACCTTTTTGACAGGTTTCTTAACGCGCTTTTGAGCTGCCACCTTTGACCACCTTTCTTTGGAGTGCCAATTCTAACTGCGACTCCATCTTGTCCAGGCGCGACACAATGGGCAGATTTTCCAATTTAATTATGTATCTCAAGCCAGCAATCAGTAAGCCAATAGACCCGAGCACCGAGGCAATAAATGCCGCAATGTCCCCAGGTGCCATTACTTCACTCTGCCGTAACGCTCGTAATTAGGGTTAAGCCAGTTGATGATGCTCGGCAATACGGCAGCAATAGCAGCATTGACCATTGTCTCGACATCTAAGCCCACTGCTAGGTAGGTCGCTAGGAATGTCGCTAGAAATGTCTTGGCCCAGCTCGATGCCATTTTCTTTAATTCTTCCATTTTTGTCTCTCTCTCCTTCGAGGTCAAACCATTTACCGTTGTCATCTCCCAAAGTTGTAAAGCTAATATGGAAATGAGAGATATGCGGATTGCCGCGATACTTGCGCCACTTCCAATTCAGAATGGTTGAACAAATGCGGCCATTATGAATAATGTATTTAATCCGCTTGTCGCCTCGTTTAGCGCATTTGCGAATCTTCTCAACTAATGCAAAAACTTCTTCTTTGTGGGCTCCGAGGTCGGCATCAATGTCAAGTCCTCTAACAACTCCGTTTCGAGGGTCTGGTATATGGTCAGAAGTACCTTTGGCAATGTGACGAGCGTCAGCCACCCAACCATCACTGCGCCTATCGCGCTCAGGATAATCATCGTCAATTTGAGTTCTTAATTGCCTGCCAGCTTTACAAAGCTTCGGAGAAGGTGCCGTCATAATTCCAACCTATCTCAACTTCTGGGTAGTCATCGACATTGATGAAATGTGAATTGTC